TGCTCTTCCGATCTTTTTGCGCCGTGGTCAGAGCCTCGCTCGTGACCTTGCCTTGCAGGGCGGTAAGTGTTGCCGCGCCTGCCGTGGCGGTTGCGGCACCAGCCGCATTGACGATTGGTGCCGCGATCCCGTTCGGGAAGTTGGTCGGTTTATAGGCCATTGGGAAGTTCTCCTATGAGCGGAGAACACTCCGCTAGGTTAGTATTGTGGTATGGTCAGGTATTCGATGGCGCGGGCCAGAAGGTCCGGGTCGTCTTTGAAACATCCAAGCCCGGTATTGCACTGAGAACAGAGCAGGCCCCGGATACGTCCATCATCGTGTGAGTGGTCAACCGCGAGGGTAGTGAGTTGCCCCCGAATTATCGCGGTTTCAGGTTTTGCGCAGATCAGGCAAAGGCCATATTGCGCACGGTGCATCGCTTCATATTGCTCGAAACTAAGGCCGTATTTCTTCTTTAGGTCGTACCCTTTGAAGGCTTCTCCCCGCACAGCCCGATAAACTTTTCCAACCCGCCGACCATATGTTGCCGGGTCTTCACCTGCCGCCTTTTGCGTTATGGATAACTTCCACACAAAATTGCGTGGCCCGATTGGCTCACTGTCGTTTGCGGCGAATAGTTTGTGCTTCGAAGATGGCCGTTCGCCAACGTCAGCGACAAACTGCAAAAAGTCATTTCGCCATTCGGAAGCCATTCCGCCCTGTCCACGGAACCGCCTCAAATATCTCCACGAATGGCTGAGCGGGTGTCTCTCTTTAGCGCCCCAACTGTCAGGCCGCGTCTCGTCAATGTGGCCGTGGCGCTCCATCCGCTTTCGGTGGGTGTCACAAAGGCCGTGCGATACTGCGGGCTTATCGCACCCGCCGACCGAACAACCCGTCCGTGTCCGCTGGTAATCGGTCGTCCCTGATTTTCTCTTGCGCTGATAGCAAGGCGCGCAAAGCCCCTTTGCCTTGATAGGTTTGTCGCGAAGGCAGGCCGTGCAAGTCATTGTCTTACCCCGATTTTCACCGGGATAAGATTACTCTTTTATATGGACTAGAGCAAGCACCTATGCCCCAGGCGACCCATACAGACCACGGGGATCGGTCCATCCGAACGAATAACGCTCATACCCTTTCGCTTTCGCGTTTTCGGTATCGAAGTCATTGTCCTGAGTGAACTCGAACGCCTGACGCTGGAAGCCAAGCAGCCCGTCCGGCGCGTCGGTCTTCACAAACCATGCGTCGGCGTCGGTCAGGTAATGGTTGACCATGTACCCGCCCGGAAGAAGGCCCATCGACCGGATTGCATTGACGGCGTTGTTCGCCGTGTCGTTTTGCAGTGCCGATTTCAGGATTCGCTCGGCGTTGAACGCATCGCTTGGCGATACGATCAGCTTCTTGCCACGAATGGCAATCGGCAGGCCGCGCGAGTTCTTGGCGAGGCTGATATTCACCAGCATCGTTTCCAGAGAGGCCTCGGACAGATCCGCTGCGGTCGCGAGCGTATTCGACCAGTTGCCCGCCAGGGACGGATGGTCGGTCACGCAGAGCGCCTTGCCATCGCCACCCGTGTAGTTCGTGTCGAACGCACGGTTCAGGACGTTGGCCGCAACGATTTCCTTCGTGGTGCGGAACGAGAACGAAAGCTGTTCGCCCCGCTTGAAAGACCGCGACTTGTAGAGGTTGTCGTCGCGTTCCTCGCGCGTCACCACATAGCCCAACGAATAGGCCACATGGGTATAGCGCTTCACGAAGCCCTGCGAATGGGAGTCGTAGGTCGTGGCACCGCCTTGCGACTTGATCTGCGCAAGGTTGAAGCCGGTCGTTTCGACGTCTTCTTCGTAGGCCATGTCCGAAGTCTTCATGTCGAAGGCTTCGGTGTATTCCGTGGGGAATTCGTTATACGAACCCATCACGAATTTGCGCACGCCGGGCCAGAGGGCTTTAGGGTGTGCGCCAGTGGTAATAACTGACATTGACTAGCCCTCCTTATGCGCCAAGCTGGCCGTCAATGAAGAAGTGATTGTTCAGACGAACGAGCACTTTCGCATTGGCGACTCCGACTTCATTGTTCGGACGTTGCAAGAAACCGACGATCAAGAAATCTTCGGTCGCATCGCCCGAGGCGGTCGCGGTCGAGGTGTCCAACTGCAAGGACGACAGACCGGTCGTGGTGCTGCCGCTCGTGAAGCCGATACCGTCTGCGGAGTTACCCACAGCCGTGACCGCTAGTGCGCCACCCACGGCGTCTTCCTGAACCGCGAAGACAAGGTTCGGGTCGTCTGCAACCCAAACATAGCGGTCAACGGAAGCTTCGCGATAGATGGTGCTGGATGCAGTGACAGGCTCTACGCCCACCACGACACCAATGACGGCGTTGCCGGTCGAAACGTTGCCGGTTACGGTCATGATGCCGTTAGCATCAGCCGAGCCAGCAGGTTTCACCATGCCGCCGATATAGACTGCGGTGCTGTCGGTCGAGGGAATCGAATAGCGGTTCGCCGCGCCGTTGTAGGGTGCACCGCTCAGATACCGAACGGGACGAAGCCCGGTCGGAGCATTAGCGTTAGCCATGATAGCTATCCCCTAAATTGTTGATGTTCAGCCCCGGCTGCCCGTCTCGATACGGATTCCAGCGGCGGGGACGTACTGCCGTTCCTGATCTGCTCCGGGCGTTGCCCCTTGCTTCAGTCCGGCTTCCAGTTCATCAATGCGGCGGCGCTTCGCCATTTCATCTTCATCATGATAGTCCTTGCGTTTCCGCAGCAGCACACCCTTGACGGGCGCGCCGTTCTTGTCAGTGCCGACCGGGACAGAGACATTCGCCCCAAGCCCGGTTGCATCTGCTTTTGCCGAGCCATCGCGGCTCACAACAAAATCCCAATCGTCATTCACCGTCAGTTGATGAACGCGAGTCCCCTCGTCATTCACCCAACGATAGACGTAATCCTTGTCCATCTCCTCGCTGTGGCCGAGGCGGTTGCGGATACCAGCAAGGCCGTCTGAATTGCGGCGGCGGCGCTCTGTCTTGATTGCTTCGCGCGTCATTTCATTCCCCTTGCTCATAAAAGTCTTTGGCGTAGTCGCTGACCGACTTGTAGACGCCTTCCTTGACGAAACTTTCGGCGATCTTGCGCACGTCCGGCGGCAGATCGTCCGGGCCTCTCGTGCGGGTCTTGAACCCAAGCCCACCGCCATCAACCCGCGCCGATCTGGGGGGTGCCTGTTCCTGCTTCGGCTCGTCAAACAGTTCCGGGAAGTGCTCCTTGACCTGCGTTGCTGCCCAAGCCACCTGCCGCTCTGGCGGAAGATACTTGATCCTCGGATTGTCCTCGACCAACCGGAATGCGAAGGCCGCTGCCGCCGGGTCTTTCGTCCATGTTGCCGCCTCGAGATAATCCGGCTGCTTTTGCGGGACTTCCTCAATGACCGGCGGGCGCAATTGCTGGCGGGCTTGTTCGGCCCTGTCGAATGCCTCGGTGTCAGCCGTCTCGACCGCAGCGCGCTTCTGCGCCTCGAGGTCCCTGACCTGCTGATCGTATCTCTCGCGCTCTTGCTGGCGAACCCGCTCGATTGCCGTCATGGACGTGCGTTCGATGCGGGAGAATTGCTCGTCGCGCTCTTTCAGTTGCTTCTCAAGCTCGCGCTTCGTGTCGCGAACCATCTTGAGTTGCGTCGATGGCAGTTCAAGAAACCGCTCCGCATCAACCCACCCATCGGGGGCCAGCGTGAATTCGTCCTTGTCTTTCCATCCGTATTTCCGGGCCTCGTCGGCAAGCGCCGGGTCGACCGTTACTTCTGCGTCCTGACCTTCTTTCAGGTCTTCGTCATCTTCAGGCATTGATCACCGCCACCACATCTTTGTCTTTGACAATCCGATATTCGACGCCATCCGCGCCAACGATGAATGCCCCCGCATGACGGGCAAAAGCCACGCGGTCGCCCGCCTTTGGCTTCTCCATCGCTTGAGGGTAGATGTCTTCGTTGAAGGCCAAGGGCGACAGCGCAACGATGGTCCCTCGGACCTGTGCGTGTTTTTCCTTGTCGCGGAAGTCGTCAGCGAGGATCAGCCCGCCTTTCGTCTTTTCTTCGATCTTGTCCTGCAAGACCAACACATTGAACTCGATAGGCTTTATGCCGCTTTCATTCATTCCATCCGCTCCATCGCATTGCGCAGTTCATCCGCGCTGACTTCAAAAAGGTCCTCCCATAGGGCTTGGGCCTTCAGCAGGGATAGCCTGCCCTCCTCCGGCCAAGGCGTTCCCGCCCAATAGGCCGCTGTTGCCGAATTGCGTTGCGCCATAAGGCTCGCCTTCAAGCAATTCCTGAGCAGGGCCGTGACCGGATGGCCCCGCCATTCCTGCAGGTCCGCGTCCGAGAGTTTCGCCAAGTCCATTTCTGACAGCCTCAATTACGGCCCTCAGTTGATCCAACCTCACGGTTGATTCTGTGGCCGCTGCATCGGTTACGTTCTTCATGGTTTTCGACCTGATCTCATCGACCTCAGCCAAAGCCTTTTCGACGCTGACCATCGCCACGGCGGCTTGCGCCTGCATGACCTGCGTCTGAATCTGCATCATCTGTTGCTGCATCGGATCTGGCTTGGGGGCCAAAGCCTCGGTATCCGGTATGCTGGACGCCTGGAGAATGCGCTGCGCCGCCTCGCCTTTATCAACAAGGCCCTGCCCCGCCATCTGCATGAGAACTTCGGCTTTGGCCGCTTCCTGCATCTTCGTGACGCTGCGCGGATCGGCGACCGGGGTGATGTCCATATCAGACAGGTCAAACTCCCGGCGCGGGTCCAGCGGAACCATCTGACCATTCTGGTCGGTGATGTCGTGGAAGGCGCTGTATTTTTCAGGACTGAGGAAGCGCTGATTGAGCCGTGCAAACAGCTTGAATTCCTTCTTCAGTGACCGATAGATGCGCTTGTAAGCCGCAGTAAAGACCGTCATGCCCTGCTCAATCAGAGCAAGCGTCGTGGTGGCCGTCATATTCCGACCGCCGGTGTCGCCCGTCATCACATCTTTGACCGACGCAACCTCTTTGCCCGCCTCAATCAAAAGCCCGAGAAGCTGGAATAGTGTTGCATCAGGGCCGGGGAACGTCATCGGAATGAGTGAATTCCTGATGTCGCCACCGGAAACGCCTGCAAGCTTCCACTCGCCAGGCTTGAATTGCTGAACCCCGCCTTTCAGGCGAAACTCAGAACCAATCCAGCCGCCGCCCTGCGAAGCCATGTGGCCCGCGTCAATCATCATGTTAATGATTGTGTTGATCGTCTCGGAAATGTCGCCGAGCAGGAAGCCAAGGCCCGTTCCGAAGAACCCGCCCTCAATCGGCGGCAGCATGTGGTAGGGGATGAAATAGCTGCCCCGGCGAATAGCCACAACGCCTTGCGGGCCAAGCTTTACATCGCCCTGCTCGAAGTCGGCCACGATGCGGGCGACCTTCTGGCTTTGCTTGTGAACCGTGACAATATATGGCTCTCCATATCCGTCGCCGTCCAGATCCAGCCTGCGGTGCTGCTCGATGAATGTCTGGACCGCTTCCTTGTCCTCGCCCGCGTTTTCAACATAGTCGATGTCGCGGTAGAACCCCGACAGGCGCCGCGACTTGATCTCGGACGGATAGAGTTCAATCTCCTCGCCAACGCGCGGCGCGTCTGCCAGCACTTTTACCGAGGCGTTGACCACGAAGTTGCGCGGATCAATCAGCCGAACGCGGTTGCGGTTTTCAACTGGATCAAACCAGACCTTGCGAACCACGGTCCCGACAATCGGCAGGACGGTTAGAAGTTCGTCGGTCGTCTCCTCCCATTCCTCGACCTCTGAGGAAAGCTGGAATGACATGTACTGCCCGACACGCTCGCCGCGCGCCGCCTTTGCGCCAGTGGTGTCATTGCCGTGCACCTGCACCTTCACCACGTCATCCGAAGGGACAATGGCCGGATAGGCCCGTGCGTTGAATTGCAGGGCCGCCGTGGTGATCAGCGGATACTTGAGGTTAGCCGCGCCCTTCCACGGGTAGGTCTTTTCCTTCTTGACCAGCGCCGCCAAATCAAGGCCGCGCTCCATGCGCTCGCGCCAATCCTTCATGGACGAATGATCAATGCCATGCTCTTGCACAACGTCAGACCCAATGGTGGCGAGGTCTTCGGGCGGCAAGTGCTCCGCAATATTGTCCAGATCGAGAATAGCGCCAAGCTTCTCGACTGGGCCGAATGTGCTGCCGTCCATTAATAACCCGTTGCGTCAGAGCGACCGTCAGGGCCGCGATGCTGTTCCCAAGTGTCCGTCAACTTCGTCACCGGATAGGCGAAGGTCAGAGCCAAGGCGTCACCGCGATCCGGCGAAGGAAGCCCGCGCTTTTTCATGTCTTCCTTGCGCTCAAGCAGGATGGCGTTGTTGGCGTCGTGCTTGTACTCGACCGATGTCAGTTCGGCCTCGAGCCGGTCATCATCCGGAAGGCCAACCGTACCCTTGAGCCATTCCCGCATTCGCACCCACATTTCGGCGCGCTTGTTTGCTGTCTTGGCGTCCGTCAGACCATCAGGCGATGAAGCGAAGTTGACCGCTATGACCGGATAGCCAAGCTGCTTCAGTCGATCCACAACGCCCGCGCCGACCCCCGTTTCATCGACGAACAGCGCGTTCGGCTTCACACGCTCGAAATGGCTGGCGATCCGCGCTGCTGTCTCCATCGTGTCCAGTTTGCGCAAGACAACCCAAGGCTCCGAATAGGCGTCCCTGCCGCGCCGAAAGGCTATGACCGTTTCGTCGTCGCCGTATCTGGCAACATCAACGCCCATCGTCACTTCGTCCGCCGGGCTTGCATCGACCTTGCGCTTTCTGGCGCTCTCAACCCATGCCGAGTTGATCAACTGCCGGTCACTTAACTCCTGGTAGTCGCCTTCCCAGATGTGCCTGTATCTGGCGGCGTCTCCGGATAGGTCTAGAAGCCGTTCGCCCTTTAGTTCCTCCGGGAACCAAGGGTTCTGATCGTAATTCGCCTTGATGACGATGGCGTTTTCAGGCGTATTGCGCCGCAGAAACAAATCAACCGGGTCCGTCTTGGCGTCGGGGTTCCAAGTGAACCACAACTCCGACCCCGGCTTGCGGATTGTCGGGCGGAGAAGATCAAGGCTGCGCTGCGAACATTTCTGCGCTTCCTCAAACCAAGCTATGTCATATCCTTCCAGAGACTTGATGCTTTCCGCGTTCTGGTCCTTCATCCCGCGAAAGATGCAGAGCGACTCCTTCGGCCCGCGTATCTCGTCGCGGGTTATTTCAAACATCGCGCCAAGCCCTAGCCGCTGTATCCAATCGCAGACCAGTTGGTAGACCGAGTCCTTGATGGAGTTCTGCACTTCACGCAGACAGACAATTCTGGACCCCGGCACCAGCGCCATGCGAAAAACAACAGCTTGCGCGCGGTCGTTCGACTTACCGCTGCCCCTGCCACCCCACGCGCCTTTATACCGGGCCTGCTTTTCCCACAGCGGGGCGAATATCTCAGGCGTCTCCGGTATCAGGTGCAGGTCTAACAAACCGCATCTCCACGCTGGCAATCCGGACCTCGCCGCTGTGGTTCAGGTCCAGCTTGTCGCCGAATTTCTTGGGGGCCATTTTGGACAGGGCCCATTTTCGCGCGTCGATGCGCAGGCGAGACCGCTGGATATGCTCGCCATTGGCAACCCACCCGGCGTCATCGTCGCCGTGCCGCTCCATCCAGTCGTTATGAGCGTCATCCGCTATGTCGAATATTTCATCAAAAACGCCTTCCGCCCGAACTTCACAGGCGCGCGCGTATTGCTTAGCGAAGTCGTCAAACTGGTTAAGCCACTTATGGATTGTCACGCCCGAAGGCATGTCGTCCATTCTGGCGATCTGCCTGACTGAATTACCTTCCATGATCAGTTCGCAGATGCGGTCTGCTATTTCTTGGGTAAACGCAGATTGGCGCATGTGGACGCCTATCAGAACCACGCAACGATGTCGGTTGCGGTCGTGCCTGTGGAATAGATGTAGGTGGCGCGGACAGGCAGGTAGGAGCCGGATGGCACGTTCTTGTGCACCACTGCGCTTGTGTCACCAATCAGCCGCAGAGCGACGTTGCCGCCTGTACCAACGAATACGCCGCGAACGTCACCGACTGGCGTTGAATCGCTCGGGGTTACAGCCGCGCATTTGCGGGCCGGGTCTTGTAGGAGAGCCATTGCTCACTGTCCCTTGTTTGTGTGCCGCCGTCCGATATTCGGCCCCAAGCAGACGCCCTGAGCGCTGGCCGTTGACTTGCGCATATCGGCGCTGGAGGCTGGCGGGGTTGCCTTTTGGAGTTGCGCCCGGAGAAAACGAAAAGCGCCGCAAGGTTTCCCTCGGGCGCTCTTTTGGATTATGGCAATTTTAGGTATTTCGCCCTGTGTGTCAATAGGTTTTGTCTATTGCCCCATAGCCTTTGCCAGTCTGTCCAGCGCGTCGCACAGGTGCTGATAGCCTGCCCGCATGTTTTGCCCGCCGTAAATTCGCTGGCCGCGCTTGTCCTTCACGCGCTCGGGGCCGTGGCGATCCAAGACGCAGGCGGTTATGATCTGCATGTCGTCGGTGATAATCAGGCGGGCTATGACGTGGTATTTGCTCAGCCTGTCGATTTGGATTGTGACGGCATGATCTGGCTTCGGTGAGGATTGCACCCTGTCATTGTCCGGCCAGCCGGGAGCGCGTTGGGTTGCCTCGAATGCGTCGCGCAGCTTTTCAGCGGCGTTGAATCCTGCGGTGGTGATCCAGCCGCGGCGGTGCCAGACTTCCAGCATGTCAACACGGCGAGCGCGCTTGACGTTATTCGGGTTTGGCGTTTCCTTGCCCGTTTCCGGATCAATCTCGGTTGCGGGTTCCTCGATCAGCCCAACGCGGTTTGCCGGGCCGTCTGCGCCCATGTCCCAAGGGTTTGGGGCGAGGGTGACTTGCGTCTTGGCGCGAATGCGGGTGCCGTGTTTCAGCTTGGCGCGCTTCATTGCTTGGACTCCGGCCATGTGGCAACTGTGGTGCATGCGTACAAACCGAACTCTCTAACTGTGTGCCTCCAGCCATTTGCGCCAAGCGTTCTCAGGTATTCCTCGCATTCGCTGACTTCGCGATTCGTAGCGTTTGGCTTCCACATGATCATGCTGACGCGCAGGGTGCTTTGACGGGGCTTAAGCGGCGCGGCCATAGGGTGACTGACAAGATAGCCATCGCCGTCCATAACAATCTTGCGGGGGCTGCGCAGATCAAAAACAGCCCCGTAAATCGTCGGCCCCATTTGAATAGGCCTCCATATCAATGGCCCGTTAAAGCCAGTTGACGCCCGCCGCGCCCGAATGTGGCTGCACTCGGCAATGTCGCAGATTTCGCAGACTTCGACTGTGCTCATCCCTTCGCCCCCAACCATTCCCTGACTTCGCGCTCCAGATTGAGGGCGGAGTCCTTGCCCTCGTCCATGCCTGTTGGCTCGTTCCAGTGGCAGCGGATCATAGCTGCGTGAATGCGGGTGAGGAGTTGTTCCCCGGCCCCAATTCCAGTGAGGCCGGGGTTATGGGAGGGGTAAGGCCCCCCATAAGCGGGATCGCCCCTGACAGGCGTTTTTTGCGGCCCAGTCAAAGCCGCACCCGCACAAGCGCCACTTTCGCGACGGCGCTCTTGCGCTCCGAAAACGCTGAGGACTGAGCCAACAGCGCGTTTTGTTATGGATTCCACGGCTGAGTGCTTGCCGCTTTCCGTCAGATATTCAGGATGCTGTCGAAAACAATCCACTACAGCCCCTTCGATTGCGTCCCATAGATCGTGGCGCATGGCGTGTTTCTGACGTGCAGGGCTGTTCTCTGGTGGGCGGCGGGCTACTATTGCTTCGCTCATGCGTCCACCTCCTCGGGCAGGTTTTCGAGAAGCCCTTCAAGGATGGTCAGGCCGCGCGGCTTACGTATGCGGTAGCGGGTGACCTTATACCAATCTCCATCTTCGTAACCCCAATCCCACGCCGCCGGGTTTCCGGTGAAAACACATGGCCCGATAACTGTATGCGACGGGTCATTGAATTCGGATTGCCCACAATGCCCCACGCACGGGCAGCCCTTGCCGTCATGCTCGATCCACGGCCCCCATTCTTCGCTCATGTCCGCACCCACATCCTGACGCGGGCGCGGCCCACCAGCTTGCGGCTGTATGTCGCCTTGCCTTCCAGGCGAAGTATCCTGAGAGCGCCCCACGCCGATGAGGTGGAAACGCCCGCGACCTCCGCGATTTCGTTGGCGCTTTGCGGAATGTCCGACACCACGTCAAATATTCGCGCCACAAGCTGACCGCTCAATGCTTTCGGGTCTGTCTCCACTTTCGGGGGCTTTACACGGCCTTCCTTGATGGCGAGTTCCATCCACCTGTCGGCGAGTTCGGCCTCGGTGAGTGGCTGGCGCTTTTGGGCCAGTGGTTTTGGCTTGGCGACTGGAACGCCGAAACGTGCGGTGATGTAGCTCATGCCTGTTCCCTTTCATGGACGCGAAGGCCGTGAATGATGGTGGTGTGGTCGCGGTGAAATGCCTTGGCGATTTGGGGCAGCGAATAGCCACGCTTGCGGCAGATGGCGTATCCCAGGAACCTTGCGCGCGTCAGGGGGC